ATAAACTTTATAAGGATCTTTCATTTTATTATATTGCAATTTTAAAATTTTTTTTTCTTGTAATAAAAATTCATCATTTAGAAAAACGGATATTTGATCATAAAATTTATTTTTATTTTTCGCAATTATTATAGATGTTGCCTCCTCGTATTCCCAATATATATCTGAAACGTTTTTAATTTTACGACCCCATGGAATTTTTCTGTCAAAAACATCATGTAATAAATTTTTGGTAACTTTATATTCATCATATAATATAGTTTCTTCATTAACTTGAAACCAATTATACAATTTGTTGTAAAACATTCTATGAGAAATACCATATTTTTTTTTCATCTTAATTGATATCACTCTTAACCAACCTAAAAAATGCATGGATATCATAAACCATTTCCACATTGTTGCATCAATGTATTGCTCAAAATTCATATCATTAGATCCAACTACAACATTGTTGACATCTTCTAACAATTTTTCAGCAGGATGTTCATGATGAAAAAAAGCCGGTGAGGTTTGTTTAATTTTTACTCCATATTTTTCTAAATATTCAGGATCTCCAAATGGGGTATTCGGAAGTGCAACCATTACATATATGCCAATATAATTATGATAATCTATATCATCTATAAGTCTAAATAATCCTTCTTTAAAAGATTCAAGTGTTTCACCAGGTAAACCTAATATAGTTTCTATATATGCGGGCATACCTTTTTCTTTTAAAATTCCTATAACTTCTTCCAAATTGGTATTTTCATTTGCTCTTCTGACAGCTTTTAACGTATCATTATTCATAGATTGTAATGCTATAGTAACACTTTTATTTAACCCGACTTTCCATAAATCTTCGGCTATATCAAATAGATAAGGTTTTTTATGTTTTGCCCAAGTTATATTTAAAGCATTTGGATAACCAGTGTCTTTGAGTTTACTTATCAATAAATCAGATATTACTTTATGTTCCTTATACATACCAAAATTGTTATCAATCAAGTGTAAATATTCAATTTTGTGTTTTGACACCCAATTTATTTCTTCAATCATTTTATTATAATTTTGTTTTATTACTCTGGTCCAAAATCTATCTCCAACTTCACAAAATGCACAAGTATATGGACAACCTCTTTCCAATTCAATCAAACTTTCCCAATCATAATCGTGATTTTTATTTTCTATTAGTGAATCAAATAATCCATTTAAATATGGACTGGGTAATTCATTGATATTAGTTATTCTATCTTCTAATTGAGTATAAAAATTATGTGTTGTAATTCCTTTAATATTTTCAAAAGATTTATTATTTACAATTGCCATTAATAAATTTTTAAAAACAATTTCACCTTCATTATGTACAATAACATCTACATATTTTCTTTCTTTTAAAAATTCAGAACATCGACCATGCTTTGGAGTACCTAAACCTCCATAAATAATTACGCAATTTGGATTATTTTTTTTAACTTCTTCACATATCTTGTCACAGGCATGGGTATTCCAAACAAAATAAGAAACTCCAATTATATCACATTCTGATAATTCTTTACAAGTCTTATCATAATCAAAATTTCCATCTAAAACATAATACCAATTTTTTATATCAAATGAAATATTTTTTTGTATTTCCTCAAATTCTCTACAATAACTCCAAACACATCCTGTCGAATATGGCAGTTTAACTTGGTTAGAAAAAACATGAGATAGTTCTAGAAATGCTAATTTTTTCATGAATTATAATTATTTACGTTTTAAATCTAGTGTTACACAATGGAATCCTCCTCCTAATGTTCTTGCGTGTCTCAATTTCATCGGTATACTTTCTATATTATATTTTTTTAGTGTCTGTATTAATTGTTTTTGATTTTCATCCACAATGACCAATTTCTCATTAATACTTAATAAATTTAAACCTATAGATCCTGTTGAAATACCAATCTCCTCAGTTTTTGAGTCAGCAATATCATTGAAAAATATTTTATCCCATTTTTGAAAAATTTTAGGATATCTATCTTCTTTTATTCTATGACCATTAAATAAAACTAATCCTTCTCTCAATGGTATAATGGTACTGTCCATGTGCGCACCCGAATATGCCTTTTTTTCTAGATGTATATTATATTCAGGAAACATCGTAGATAACCATTGATATCCCATTAAGTTACCACTATTACTTACTTGAAATATCAAATCTTCATTTAATCTAACAACGTTTGGAGCATCAAATAAAATTTCCGTATTAGTAAGAGTTGGTACACTTAAATCATTAAATTGAAAACAATCATCTGAAATTTTAGGTCTAGGAGCTGAAAACCATTTAGCACCATCTTTAAATGCTGAATATAGTATGTGATGATAAGATTGTGCTTCAAAAATTCTACTTCTCATAGGAGAAGGAATTTCAATAACATTTTTACCCAGTATCAATAAAATATCTCTCGGACAATAATTAGACCATCCCGTTGTTGTCCATTCTGATGTTTTTATTTCTTCTTGATGATTATAAATTACTGGTCTATGAACAATTACACCTAGAGTTTTCAGCATATTACACAAATCTTCTAAATCTTCATTTGTCTCATCAATGATTCTATCGGAATATTTACCAACATATTTTTTTATTTGTTCTAAACTTAATTTAGCATACATAAAATTTCGAACAGAAAGATCGGAATAAGGTATCAATGCATTATCTGCTCTACCGACTATTATCTCCTGCAATGGAGACCAATCATTATTAGAATATATTTCCATAATTTTCACAAATTTTTAAAATATTTAAATTTTTAGGATTTTTAATAAACTTACTGATAATTTGTTTTTCTTTATTTTTATTATTTAATAACTCATAATTATATTCGATTTTTTCTTGAAGAGTTTTTACTATTTTTTCGAGTTCATCAAATTCTATTTGCAACAATCTTTCAATCTCAATTACAAATTTATCAAATCTATTAGCTATATGTTCTTCGCTATCAAATGTATAATCAAATAATTCATCATATAATTCAAATCCTAATTTATTCAAATAATAATTAAAATTTTTATTACCGAATGATATAAACGGTCTTTTAAATGATAACGATTTGAATGTTTTTTCGGTGATGAAAATTACATTTTCCAAATAAGATTCTAAATTAATGTCAAAAAATGTTTTAAAAGTTTCTTTTGGTACAAAGAAATCAAAACCATACCTATCTTTTTCTGCCTGTTCATAAGTTATTTTTTTAATTTCTTCTAAAGTTAAATTATCATATTGTTTAGCAGGTAAAAATTCATATTCTGTTAATTTTTTTATATTTTTTAATGGGTAAAAATTGTTTTCATATTTTAAATTATAACTCAAATTCACCGTTTTTTCTATATGAAAGAATTCAACACATTTTTCTTCTCGCATTTTAATTTTATTTTTTTCTATATTAAATTCATAAGGTATTATTGGATTTATATCTCTGTTGAAATTGCAATCATATAAACTATATAATGGATTGAAAGAGTATTCAAAATAATTGTTTTTATAAAATTTAGATAAAAACATCAGTCTATAGTTTTTAGGCTCTGCGACTAAACATATGCATTTTTTAGTTTTTTTAACTGGTGTTTCATGGTCAATAATTTCCGTTATAAATTTTTTAAACCATAAATTTTGTATCAAATAAAAAGGAAAAACATATATTTCAACCTTATTTTTGATATTCATTTTTTCCATGAATGTTTTCATTCTTTTTTTACCATCTAATTCAGACAGTAAAATAATCACTTCTATTTCATCATCTATTGTACTGAAAAAATTATTAAAAAATGGTTTTTCATCATGTCCGATCGGCCACATATTATTTGATTCAGTTAAGCAAACCAATAAAATTTTATCAGTTGCAGATAGAGAATGTGTTACATTACTAAAATCTTGTTTTGTATAATAGTTTCTCTCGTCTAAAACAATCATTCGTATATAAATCCTTCTTGACCCTCTTCAACTGTATAACCGTTTACAGAATCTATATCAACGATTCGTTCTTCAAAATCTTCTAATTCTGATGTAAAATCATTATCTATCATTTTTATTAAATTTCTAAGAAAAATTTGATGATTTATGTTTGATAAATGATTAAATCTTGTGTCATTAAATTTTAAATGATCAATATGATATTTAAATTCATTATAAGACACAGTATTCATCATTTTTTCACTTATAAAAAAATGATCATTATTTAATTTTTGATATTCTATCATATCAATGTTTGATGCTGATCCTGTAAGAAATACAATAGTTCTAACTTTTTTCAATTGAGAAACCATATGTAAAAAGGCAATATTCTTATCTTGCGACATATCGATTTCCATTTTATTGGTTAAAAAATAAAACGAAATCTCACTATAAAAATTTTCATAATATCTTTTTACATTATAATTAGCACGATCACTTACGTAAGGTTTATTTTTTTTTATATCAAGACCAATATTTGATATATGTCCAGGCGTCATATTAGATTCACCAAAAGCAGGAAAGTCTATTCTATCATTACCTGATATAAAAAAAATAATTTTATCATTTTGATAAAATTGATTATTTTTATAAAATTTAAAATATTCTTTAAAAGAATAATGTGGTCCAGTTCCTGATAAAGCATAATTTTTGACATCTGAGTATATTTTTGTAAGTTGTATAGGCCAAGCATAATTTTCATCTGCCGAATCTAAAGACCATGATTCCTGGTTTAAAATAACATTATGATGATAAATGGGACACGCATAACTATCTCCAAAAATATATAATGTCATATTCAATCTCCTCGAAAAAAATCCTATTATTAGCAATTAATCTTATATATGTGAGTCAATGGTCATAATTCTCTCTCAACTCAATAAATTTTTCGATCCAATTATCTCTTTTTTCCATAAACAATTGAGGTTCTTCTCCATCGACAGCAATGATAATAGCAATATTTGATATTGGTATCTTTGTCATCTCTTCCCACATCACAGAATATCCCGCACCTTGCATGAAATAATTTTCAATCCAATCTTTCCTTTTAGGTTTTGAAGAAGTTTTAAAATCAATAACTGTTTTTTTCCCCATAAAACGTGCAATACAATCAACACGACCTGCTGTTTTTAAATGATGAGAAAACAAAGTTTTTTCTTGCGCATAAACAATATCAATTTCATTTAGTATTGGTTTTATAGTATTAAACATTTCTATATTATCTGGAGTAAAATCATTCAAATTAATATTTAAATTATTCAAATAGTTTTCACAAAGTTTATGAACTTTAGTTCCACGGCGAGACGCTTTTGTGGATATTTTATTTGCTTCTTTATCCCCTACACGTTTTCTCCATTCATATATGGATTTTTTATTGTAACTTGATAAAACGGTTGTAATAGAAGGATATTTTTCTCCATCAGGAGTTAAATAAAATCTTTTACCATCTACATTAATACTTTCTAATTCTATATCCTCAAGCACGCTTTCATGTATAAATTTTTTCATTCTTTCCTACAACTATTGAGACAACAAGGCGGACAAGTTTTTTCACTTTTCCATTTTTCAGGTGTTATATAATTTCTATAAATTTCTAAAATATTTTTCATGCTATTGTGTTCTAAAGAATTCCAATTTTCAGGTAAATTGTCTAAATATTCATCATAGAATGTTTTATCCATAAAATGAAAATAATGCAAAACACAGCAAGGATACACCTTCATGTCTACTGATATTTCAGTTTCTTTCCACTGTTTGTCTTCATAAAAAATACAATTGACACAATAATTATTCACTATAATTCCAAAAATGATTTATTAAATTTATACTTTTCATAATATTTTTCTACTATTTTTATTTTATTATCTTGTATTAAAAATCTAGGTCTTTTATTGATTTTTAAAAAAACAGTTATATTATGCTCAGCTGCCAATTGTAAAACGTCTGGAATTTCAAAATAATTATGTTCAAAAATGATATATTGCCAATAAGTGTTTCCTGATCCATATTTTGTTTTTGAAAAACAAATCATATTTGATAATGCTTTTTGTACATCAACTCGTCTTCTATAAATTCCATTAGTATCTGGCTCTAAACCATCAATTGAAAACTTTATTTCAACGTTTTTATATTGATTTCCTACTTTATTATAGAATGAATGGTTTCTTGTGCCTCCATTGGTCACAATGAGTAAAACTCTAAAAACTTTAGAACCAAAATTTATAAATTTAAACAATTCAGGATTCATCATAGGATCACCAAGTTCACCTTCAAACATGACATCACGGCATACAAAATAATCATAATTATCTATTATTGATTTTTCAAAAACATCATATTTCATGTGTTTTTGCACCAAAGAAGGATCAAGGTTTTTGGGATCTACATAGTTTGTTTCATAGAAATCTTTATATCGTTTGCAGGATGGACACGCAGCGTTACAATATGAAGAAATACTAAAATCATAGGAAATCATTTTTATTCGTAAATCTTTACATTACTACCATAATGTGCTTTTTTTATTTCTTTTAATTTATCATTAAAGGATCTATCAGGTTTTTTCATACCCTGTCTAAAAGAATCTCCTATGTATGGAAATGAAATTTTCAATGATACTTCACATTGCATATCTTTCTGCTCACAATAAGAGCATGTAGATCCACAAGGTTTTTCTCGATTTTCTATGGTTAATATTTCTTCAAATTCTAAGCCACAAGTTTTACAAATATAATCATATGCTGGCATTATTTCCTTTAAAAAGGCATACATGTTCCGTAATTAAATTTATCTTCTATGTCAAAAAAAGTTTTTTCTTTGCCGTCAAAAATAACTTTTATATATTTAGATGTGGGTTTTGGTACAAATTCTATCCATTGACCCGTATTCAATGAAACAACTTCAGACCATATTTTTTCCTGCTCAGAATCATATTGATCTATTTTAATATGCATGAGTTTTGAATTAGAATTGCTAACGTTAACTCTTTTTTCACCGTTGTAAATGTACGGAATAATTAAAACACCATCAATATTAGAATTCAAAGGTATTACAGTATCAAACTTGTCTCTAAAATCAAATCGTAATCTACCGACATAAAATTCATTTTCTTTAAAATATCCTAAATTTTTAATTTTTTTACCTTCGAACATAGATCGGTATTGTTGCTCTAATGAACGTGCTTTAAAGTTTTCATAATCATCCAATGATAATACCGAACATATACAATCCACTGCAGCTTTTGTTTTGGCTGAAAAAAATTCAGTTCCTATACCATCTTCAAAATATTGATAAGCAACTAAATCATAGTCTTCTTCCTTTAATAATTTATAATGCTCCTCCAAATTTTCTATGATATCCAATCTTACATCATAATTAACATAATGCACATAGTCTATTCTTTGATTATTAACTAATGCAGTTGCATCATTTAATAACATATGATGTGCGTAACCATGATATAACATATTTCTCATAATTCTTAAATTTTTATCTCCTCTATAGGTCCATGTATTCCACCACCAAACATCTTTAGAAAATCTAGTTATAATTTCTTTGTTAAAGATAGGATTATTTTTATTATATACGATATAATCAACATAATCATAAATTTCTTTATCTATAGGCAAATGTGTCGCATAAAAAATTGATGTATTTTTATATTTTTCTTTTAATAATTCAAACAATTCTATCAACATTACCTTTTTGTAAAATTCATTACAATGTCCATTTACAACAATCGCACGATCTGTAAATGTTGTCTCTCTCTTGCTATTTTTTTCTATAATTTGTCTCATTTACCGTCCTCAATAATATACAAAATCACAAGATGACCATGTATTACAATACTTAATATATTCATTTGAATTATAAAAAATTGTATTTTTCTGTTCAATTACAACATCAATTTCCGAAGTCAAATCAGGTAGTACATCATCAATCAAATCATAGTGCTTATCAGTTAGTTTAGAAGTCAAAGATGGATTTGCAATAAATGCACCAGAGGTCATTATCATTTCATATTCAGAAGTATGAAAAGGTTTAACAATAATTTTATCAACAATTTTATCATCATCTTCTCTCATTTTAACAATATTTTTATTTTTATGAATTCCTTTTCCTTTATGACAAATCAACGAAATGGATTTTCTTTTTTTCATATGATTTTTATATGCTTTTTCCAAATCAAAATCATATAAATTATCACCATGTAAAAAAACAAAAGGTTCATTTTCAAATTTATAGTGCATCATTTTTAATGTTTGAGCAGTTCCAACAATTTTAGGCTCTCTGTGCAAATGTATGGGTATGGTTGATTTGTAATTGTCTAATGTTAACTTTAATTGATTATATCTATATGATGCACTAATGACAATTCCCTCAACATTAAATTTATGTAACCAATCTAAATTATGGTAGAGAATCGGTTTCCCGTTGATCGGCAATAAGCACTTTGGCATCATATCTGAAAAGGGACGTAATTCTGTATTGATGCCAGCGCATGTCATCAGCACCCTCATTTCGTATCTCTTTTATTTTTTTCTTTCTTCGAAAAACGTCCTTTAGTATCTCTTTTAAGTTCTTCCTTGGGTTGACTAACAAACTCCGGAAAAGTTTTGTGACACAACTCATGCGTTAACTTTTTATATTTCTCTTGTAATTTTTTATCTTTACACAAAGATATATCTTCGGCCTCATCTTCACCTAATGAATTCAATAACTGAATCCATAATGTTTCTCGTTTCAATTGTGTTAAATTATTAGGAGAAAGTCCTTCTACAAATAAATACATTTTTCTTATCTCATAATTCAAAGTAGCACCGTCATCTCCTGATGAGTTATTAGGAAAGTAATTATTTCTTGGTTTAAATTCTGTGCCATCTCCAAAACTCAAATCTGGACTACCATCCGGTAACAAAAAATTTATGTTCGGATTAAAATTAATATTAATCATTTCTTTTACCGCCGCTGTAGAATTATTTCTTAAATATTCTATGCGCAATTCATCTTTATCAAAACTATTGGCGGTTTTTAATATATCACTTGTGATTCTAGATGCCATCATTTCTCCTAAAATTCATTTAAATTTTCCATAAGATTTTTTAGACGATTTTTTACAAAATAATTGAACAATTTTCCTCGTCCTATTTCTTTTTTATTGTTAAAATTATCAACTATAGTGTCATAAAGTGAAGATGGTATCTTTGTCAGATCTATTAACATTTCATTTCTACGAAAATTTCTTAACATCTCTCCTTCACAAAATTCTTCAGGATCAAGTTCAAGCCATACACTTAATTTTTGTGAAGAGAGAGGTTTTTGCCTCTTAGTATCAACAACAAAAACATCATCATCTGATAAAAAATTAGGAATACCATCACTAGTGTCTCCACGCATAATATGTTCTTTCAAAAATTCGGTTGGATTTTGAGATTTTATGAATTTTTTCTTCATAGGAGAAAATTGTTTAACATTTTCATAAGATTGAAGTTGTTGAAAATCTTTATCACTAGACAATATTAATATAGGTTCAGATTCTTCAAACAAACCATTCATTTTTTTATTTTCACTATTATATATAGTCAATGCTGCAATAATATCATCCGCCTCAGCACCTTCAAGATGTATTACTTTATATGGAAAGTATTCATCAAGTTCTTCTCTAATTTTATGTAAAATTCTAAATAGTTCATTCCAATCAAAATCAGATTTTTCTCTGGTGCTTTTTCTACTAGCTTTATAATGTTCAAAAATACCACGGCGCCAATTATTAGAACCATCACAACATACAACTAATTCTCCATATTCATCCTTAAATTTTTGATTATACATTCTAATAGTATTAAGAACCATATGCCTAATGAAATCTTCTTCCATTTCATTAGGATTCATCATAACATTTGCAATAACAATTTGCGAATAATCAAGCAAAATCATAATAAACCTCAATATGAATTATTTAATAACTCTCATTAAAATAACATCTTTATTAATTCTGCCAGTCAATTTTTGTTCTTTTGAGGAAATCAAATCAAAGTTTTTTCTAATCGAAACTTTCGGTCCTGATAATATCACGTTTAATAATTGATCAGGTTTTCTTAAAGTTTTTTGAATAGATTTAACTTCATCGAATCCTATAATAGAACTTCCTTTGATCGATAATCCAGCAGGTTTTTCAGAAACATAAGAACCTAATTTTCGATACTTAGTATTAAAAACCCAAAGAACAGAGGAACCAATAATTTGAGATGGATCTACAGATTTAATCCTATAATCAACATCCTCTTGTTTGTAATTTAATTTTGAAATTTGTTTTTCAACCGTTACAGGTTTCTTTTTTCTAGGTTTGCGTTGTTTAATTTGATTAGAGGAATATTTATCACAATCCTCTATAATAGAATGAACAAAATTACTATATTTTTTTATTTCATTTTTTTTAAAATTACTATAAGCTTCTTTTAAATCTTCGTCATAATTTATATCCTGTATCTCTTGAAATAATGATTTAAAATTATCTCCCACTCTTTTGGCAATCAAACTTTTTACATTTTTTGTTCTCAACCAATCATATACATTTAATTTTTTTTTAAATCCACTATCATAAAAATCTTCGAGAGCGTCATCAAGTTCAGAACAAAGTGTATTTACCTGAAAAGTGATATGATCTTGTATAGAAAATTTACTCTCCAAATAATCTATAGGTTTTTCAACATTTCCCATTTTTATACAAAATTTTATTGCTTCGTCTAAACGAATTTTAAATTGATCTGGTATTATTACCAATCCCCTCAAATACATTCTAGAAATAAATCCTGCATATTTCAAATTCAAAATCTCTCCTTTTTGAATCTCTAGGCCAGATTTATTCCAATTAAAATTTTTAAACTTTTCTATGTCATCTTTTTCATATCCAATATTTTTCATATATTCAACCAACCATTTTTTCGATTGAGTCGCATCTGAAAAAGTCATATACCATTTCATAGATTCGGAAATTTGTTCAGGAGTTGTATCATCACTAAATGATGGCTCCAATTCTTTCTTAAAATTAGATCCACTATCAAGTCCTTTTAAAGTTCTTTTTTTAGTGGTCTTTTTCATTGTCGTTGTTATTTCCATGTTCCATCTCATAAATTAAATTATCTAAAAAATAGATCCATTGATCAATTCTTTTTTCCCAACTAAAATTATTATGACTGTATTCTATCTGAATGTCAAGATTTTTTTTAACATCATCAGATTCATAATCGTCCATTAGATTTTCTAAGGTATCGGCAAATGATTCCGCATGTTGTACTTTGTCTTCGGAGTAATTATACATATAGGCAAATTCTCCGCAAGTTTCGGGTAATGCTCCCCAATTTGAAGTAACAACTGCACACCCTGCTGACATAGCCTCCATTGCCACTCTACAAGAAGTTTCCTGCCAGGTTGAAGGATATGTCAATATATGTGCCTTCTTGTATGCTTCTCTAACTTCCTTATAAGGTTTAAAACCATGATAAGTTATATTTGGATCATTTTCGCATTTCTCAAAAAGTTTTTCAAAAGGTTTATCATTTTCCGGCCATCCATATAATTTAAAACTAGAATATACATCCAAATGCCAATCATCTCGTTCCATCATGTCTAATGCATATAAAAGCACATCCAGTCCTCTCTGAGGAGTAGAAGCATATATAAAATTAAATTTACCATCAAATTTTTTTATATGTCTTTCAATAGGAACAATAGCATTCTTCAAAACTATTGATTTTTGATATGGAATATTTAACAAAGAATTGAATTGCTGCTGTTGCCAATGACTAACAAAAATTAATTTTTCAAAAATATCCAAAGCGTTCGGTTCAGTCAAAAATGCGTGTGAAGGATCAAGTGCCAAATCATGAATCCAGTATAATTTTGGTTTATCGTCTTCCAATTTACTTAACCTAGAAATAATAAATTGAAATTTATTTATATATTCATCCGATAATCTTCTAAATAATTCCATCGTAACTAATTCTGTTCCCCCAAATGAATTTGCAGCAATATTTCCTGCTTCA